GCAGCAGCTTGTACTGCCATTCTACCCTTACCTTGGGTATATAATCCTCTTACATAGGCATCGCTTAAATCACGACCATAACCTATGACATTTCGTTGTTGTGTTCTAGCTAGACTTGTCTCTTTGTTAAAAAACTTCAGTGCTTGTTGAGCATATACTGCGTCTTTTTCTCTAGCTTTTTGTCTTTGCTGGGCTCTAAGTCCCGCATTAGCGTCTACGCACACGGCAAAATTCTATAAATGTTATATTATTCGGCCCCCATTCAAACTTACGTAAGAATTTAAAGCCAAGGAACTTAAGTAATTTTAAGTGTACCTTATTCCTGTAGTCAACTTTATTCCAAAGGAGTGGCTCCGTACGGCTATCGACATACCGCTTTGCCTCTCTTGCAAATAAAATTGGTTTCTCATGGATAACTGGGGTGCATAGCATCCATATATCTCCTTGTTTACCTACGCCTGCCATACCAGCAATCTTGCCGCTAGGGGACGTAAAATAGACTCCAGAGGGCGTTTGAGCCATTATAGGTAGATAGACCTTCGGATCTATTCCATAGCCTTCTGAGATCTCTCTGAAGTCATCTGGGCGTAGGTTAGAGGCTACCTCGTAGGCAACCTCTGGGGTGAGTGGGTGAATGTATTTACTTGAAGCTTTCATATATTGGCTCTAACTTCTTTATTGTATCTGCCATCCAAGGCTCCCATGGTACTTGTTTCATTCCTTTCTGGAAATATCTTTCGTACCATCTATTGGTTTTCATTCTCCAATAAAAGTATCCAAGTTCTTGTTCTGTTAGTTCTACTTTATACACGGCGATAATATTTGGGTGAGTAATCCCCTTCCCATGACATTGATCTTAATGTAGCTGGGGCAGGGTGTGATGATTTGAGTGTTATCTCAACGTTTGTGTTCTTTTCATACACAGGTATAGTCTTAATAAACTCTTCTAAGTATGGTGCATCAGATGCGTCGTACTCGTCAAGTTCTGTAGACTCGTATACTTCTGTGTAATCTGTTTTACCTACACGTTCAAGTGTGGTTTCGTATAGACCTATCTTACCAAAGTGAAACTTAACTCTATGTAATACTAATGAAGAGTTTACGTCTGCTGTAGATCGTGAACCTTCTATTTTAGTAGGATAAAGTGTAGGAATCTTAACTTGGTATGGATAGATATAACCTATAGTAAGTGTTGCACTAGACCAGTTACCGGGTAAAGTAAAGTTTGTACCTGACACTGTGGGTTTAGCATATCTACCAACTCGTGCAGAGTTAGTATCTGTATCTATTACAACTAAATCGTGGTTAGGAGTTGTGACTGAGCTTAACCAACTGACGCTAGAAAAGGTAGTTAGGTTTGTAGCTGCACTATAACTGCCACCACTTACAGTAGTATGGTTATCTACATGTAATAAAAAGTCAACTGTATCTTGTACAATAGATGGGTCTGAGTCAGACTGTACTAGCTTAATGCTTTGTAAGTAATAGTCACTATCTAAAAAGAAATACTCATCATTAATAATAAAATGATAAGTTAATGGATTGTTTAGTTTCCATTTAAACCATGCAGCTTGCACTCGTTTCTCAGCAGACTGGAAATACTTATATCCAAAGACTACATCTGTTCCTGTTTTACCTATTAACACAATAGAGTTTTCTCTAGAGTTAGTCATTAGGTCAACATCTTTCGGTATTAAGGTAGGTACAACTTTACTTACCTCTATTATATTAGGTTCTCCTTCTCGGGCTGAGTTAGCCATCTCATTAAATCTACTAAACTTACCAGAGTTATCTAAGTAAGCTACTGTAGTTCCGAGAGATATAGGAGGCATATCTTCGTTATAGTTAAACGTAGCTATGCTTCTCAGTTTAGCTGTATCAGGGTTAAAGACTGTGTCATCTGATGCAAGTAAAAACTGTTGGTTTGTACTAAATACAAGTAAACCAGCATTGATTTCTATACCATCAAATAGATCAGATGGAAACATAGATGCTGCTGATATATCTACAGGGTCGGCTACTGATACTGTCAGAGCTGTTTCTATAAAGAAGTTAGGTTCTCCTAACGTACCCGGTCTAGATGTAATAACATTTTCGCCTGCTAGTATTGCTAATCTGTTACGAAAAAACAACACCTTGTTTATACGTTTGCCAACAAATGATGGCATAGGGTTTGTAAACGTATCACCGACATCTCTTACACCATATGTAAACTGTTTTACAGTAAATGTAGTTGTACCTGTACGTTGTATAACTAAAGGCATGTTAGTTAGCGTTGTAGTTATACCCGGCAAAGCACACTCTGTCCAAGATCCACTACCATCTTTATCGTTTTGACCTTCAAATTTTAGGTAATAGTCATCTTCTTCTGATCGTAATGCGTTAGCTACTCTAACTATGTAACCATGTTTACATTGGTTTGGTAGGTTCTGTACATCATTAACAGAACTTTGCATGACTCTCATCAAGTCATTTTCTACAATGTTAACTGTAAATGAGTTAGAACTAGAAAGATAAATACCGTTACCTATTTGTTTACCATTAACACCACTAGGTAGTTCGGCTATAATACCACCAATAATTGTGTCAGCCGTAACCGCTGTTTGAGCATCAAAAGGGGTAGGTTCTGGACGTATAAGACCATCGCCATTACTGCTTATTGTAGCATTTACATCGGTAGATTCTATTTCTTCTACACGTATGGTATAGGTAGCATTAGTTCCTGAGTTAGATTGTGTTTTAGTACCACCTCCACCTTTAGCAGAGTCTAGAGTTACTGTAACTGTGTCACCTACAACCCAGTTTTCACCACCATGTAATAATACAACTTCTCTTTGGTAGCTACACTGGTAGTTATCTCCGTCTGGTCCAGAACTATTATTCTGATCTTCATAGTTTGGGCTTACACCTTGCTGACCCAAAGTATTAATTCTAAATATTAAGTTTTTCTTTGAACCTGAGTCCACACTAAATACTTGTGTACCAATACCGGGGCACGAACCTGACCCATCGCCTTCATATAAAGTATCAGCTGATATTTTAATACGTGTAGCACGAGTGAGAGTTGTGACATCAGCAGTTCTAAATACATCAATACCATATTGTCTTCCGTTTTCTGTTCGTAATAATTCCAGCATTGCAAAGTGTGCATCTGGTCTAGCTGTTGATGTACCAGTCTGACCTACTAATGTATTGGAGTTAGTGCTATCTCGATTAGTTACAAATGTGGTATCGTTGATAGTTAAAAACTGTAGGTTTTCTGGTGTGCTTGTAGCTAGATAGTTTTGTATAGCAGTCTGTCCGCCTGTGCCATAAGCTGTAGTCATCTGTGTACCGTCACTACAACGCCATACTCTGACCTGACCATCAGCTGCTACTTGTCCTATATAAGATCCTTCTGTCTCGTCACGAAAGTAATGAAACCAAGATCCACCACTCTGTACGTTGGTTAGTGGACTGGTTCCTATTCTTTTAGCTCCCGGTCTTTTAAACAGTCCTTTGGTAACATCTGGTATAGCGTTTACTATTTCTGTTACTTGGCCGGGGAACTTTAGGTTGTCAGGCTGTTCTGACATACCTAGTGAGAACTGAGGGATAGTTTGTGTTACGCTTGCCATTATCGTCTAAGGTTTCTCCAAGGTTGATATGTTTGATATGCAGTGTCATCAGGAAATCCAAACATGCTGTGGTCTCCTTGGTTGCACTCATACTCTTGTAGAGCAGCTCTGGCTAAACCGGCCTGATTACTTAATAATCTAACTAGGTTAGGGTTTGCAACTAGCTGTGTAGCGGCTGCGGCAGATGCTCTGTATGTAATAAATCGTCTAAATACTATTGGTAAATCTTCAAAAAGATAGAGCCTTACAACGTCAAGATCTATGTCGCTTGTAAAGACATCAGTGTGATCTTGTTTGTCATACAGAAATCCATTACGACGTACGAGGTTGTAAGTTCTACGTGCTTCGTTATCGTTAAGATCCATAGATAATATATCATCACCTATAGCTATTTTACCATTAGCATCTGGTGAATATTTGACATGCTTTTCTGTGTTAAAATGCCACCCCTCTGCCTGCGTGTCTACGTTGGCATCACGGAGTAGGTTGTATATAAATGAAACTTCTGGGTTGTCAAAGTTAAGAGTTGTTAAAGGTGATTGACCTATAGCCCCCAGTATATTGTTTACTGCGGATAGTTCGGTATCGAGGTCAATAGTTGTGGTTGCCATAAGAAAAAAAGGGAGCCGAAGCCCCCGTATAAAAAATAAAATTAAGCGTTAGTTGGGTAGTTGTCACCAAATGCAGCGTTACCTGTAGAACCTACAGCAGCACCAGCAATTAGTTCAACACAGCAAGCAGGGT